ATGTTGGAAATACAACAGAAGATTTCAATATTTTAGCAGGTGGAACATTTGGTTATTATGCAGGGGCCTACAAAGTCAAAATGGAACAAAAACGACATTTTGAAGGAAGTCATATAAATGAAGATGTAAAAAGTATAATTGCAAATGATGATCCTGCATCACAAGATTCTTACACTTTTCCAATAGGCAAAATTAATGGTGATGGGTTAGGCAATATACAGGTGGCTATTCCAATATTTGATTCACACGGCCGTGATAGTGTTCTTGATGGTAACACATTTGACGATACGTTTTTAAATCCTATTAGAATAACAAACTATGTGGTCAAAGTTATGGTGGCCATTTATAGCACAACCGGCAACAGATATTTAAGGGGTACAACACCACGAACTTCATCACAATATGAATGCGAATGGACAGATGATTTAGTTGTTCCAGTTGCAGAAAGGAATGTTGTGAGATACGTTCAAAGTGGCGGAAACAATACAACCTTATTTGTAAATACTCCGGTAATTAATTTTGATGATGACTTTGAGGTTAGTATTACATTTGAGTATATCGGTAGAAATGCCAAAATAGGTTTGTTGCAATATGCAAAAGCAATGGATGTTACCAGAGTAAGGTTGTTATTTCCACTTACTGAGGTAAACGAAAATTACGATAAATATATTGAATTAGACAATCCCACCGGATTCTTTACAAAGGAAGTTGAATTAGATCCTTTGTTGTTTATAGATAGTGCAGCAGATACAAGCACAGTTGTCAAAATACAAATCAATGAATCTTATAATTCTGGGGGTCTTTCATTAGTACCAACGACAACATTTGATGGTGGGTTTCTTCAAGAGAATGGCGATCCGTTATATTTATTCCTTTCAATTATGAGAGTGTACGAGGCAATGAGTTTGCAATACAAGCCAGTTGAAAGAATGATGTCAACAATAGTAGGTGATTATTATCCATTTTACTCATTGGCTTACAATGACAAAGTGTATGTGTTTAGCGGTTGTACAAAAGATTACACAATGGATGAGGTGCAAGGTGAATGGTTTGAGGTTATTTCAGCAATGCCAGCAGCATCACACAAAATAATAACGGACTACATTGGAACAGTTGATGACATTAAACCATTTAGTGGTGAGGAAAAATACAACACTGTTGGCGCGTTCAATTCACGTGATGCAATTGGATTTATAGACAATGTTGAAGCAGGTGCGCACGATACACTACCTATTAATCCATATGCAGGTGATAGACTTTTCAAAGGTGATATCATAAGCATATTTGATCCTAACAATACAAGTGAAATTGAATTTTTTACTTTGCGTGAAAATGTGAATGTTGGTGATACTGAAATTCTTGTTCAATTAAAAACAACAACATTTCCAATGCGAGAAGGCAGTATTATTGTCTACAAAAAAGGCGAAACAATGGAATCAAACAGAGTGCGTGCAAACATCTTTCAAATGAAAGGCAACGCACCTAATCCAGAAACGGCAGGTGATTATTTACTTGCTGGTGAGTTTGTTTTTTACGATAAACACGCATATTTCAAAAGTCCATACGATGGATTTCTTTACAAATTCAATGGGGCAAAATTTAACCTTTAATGCCATCAATGCCAAAAAAGGTGTATGGCTTTACACCACAGAAGCAAAACAAGCAAGCAGAACAAAAGAACTGGTTGAAGGATAAAGAACACGAAAAGTTCTATAATTCAAAGGCATGGCGGCACCTATCTTTATCCTACAAAATGAAACACCCAGTGTGCGAGGTTGAAGGGTGCAATCAACCATCATACTACACGGATCACATCATTCCAATGTCACAAGGTGGTGATGAATGGAATGAAGATAATTTTCAGGCATTATGTAAAAGTTGCAACGGAAGTAAAGCCGCAAAACAATCTTCTAAACAAAGAATGTTAAAATAATTACATCAACAACAAAATAGGTTTAAAGATATTTGCACATAATGATAGGCGGTGCAATATATCAACTTCTTAATGTTCCTGATGTTACAAACTTGGTGGAACAGTTGAACTTTGGATTGGCACCACAGGAAAACTTATTTCCTCGCATTGTAATTACTGAACGAAGCACACCGGAGAATTACAAAGATGGGTATTCAATTATCAATCACGATGTTGAAATAAACATTTACGCATCAAAGGCGAAAGATGGCAATGGTGGTTTCTTACAAGCATCAAATATTGCGGACATGGTGGCGTTTAAACTTTACCGGTACAAGGGTACAATAGGTGGCAAAAGAATAGACCAAACATTATTAAGCAATCAAGAAATATTATTTGATAATTCAAGCCAGTGCGCGCGTGTGATTATGGAATATTCAGTTCGTGAAAATCTTACTGATAGTTTACAAGTGGCATTGCAAACATTTAAAGAACGCATTAAAATAGACGATGGTATTTTAGAAAACTATGACTGTCTTGCTGATGCAATGATAAATTTATAAAAACAAAAAGAAAATGACAATAGAAGAATTAGTTGCACTCAAAGGAGGAAAATTTGTAGATAGCACAATAACAGGAACCAATAGTACTAATTACCGGTATGCGGTTGTGAATGAAGATGCAGTTTTTAGTGCATTAACAGATACAGATGACAACAATGTGTTGACTGAATGGGGCATTAGTGGCAAGACCATAACCAAAGGAATGATCATTGCACCAGCAAGCGGAAAAGCACTTAAAACGGTAACACTTGCAAGCGGTTCAGTACTTTTAATTAAACTTTAAAATGTACGGTTACGGTTACCAATATAGCGCAATTATTAGCGGTGGCGGTAATCCATCGGATGCAATATTTGCTGCATACAAAACAAGAGTTCAAACAGATAGCGGTGTTGTTGAAAACGATAGCTGCACAAAAACATTTTTAAACGAAATATTATGAGTACATACACAGACGCAAGTTTAGTCTTTTACCCTTCGGGCTACAAAGCATCAAAAGCATATAGCCTAAAACCAACCGATGGAAGTGGTGATTTAGACTTCACAAGAGCAAGCACGGCAACAAGGGTTAACGAAAGCGGTTTAATAGAATCAGTTGCAACGAATGTTCCTCGCATAGACTTTACGGGTGCTGGATGCGGTAAATTGCTTTTAGAACCGCAGAGAACAAACTTAGTAACCTACTCAGAGCAGTTTGATAATGCGAGTTGGAACAAAAACGGGTCACCCACCCCAATTGTTACGGCAAATACAACGACATCTCCCGATGGAACTACGAACGCTGATACTCTTGTAATGACAAGCCCTTCACCAGCGACACGCCTTGAACAATCAGTTACATATGCTTCGGGTACTTATACAATTAGCCTTTATGTAAAATCTTTAAGCGGAAGTAATCAAGTTGTTCGATTGTTTAAATTTGATGGAACATCTGAAACAAATAGCGGGGATATAACCGTAACAACTGAATGGACTCGTATAACTTACATATTTACAAGTGTAGCGGGGTCGGGCAATATTAGTATTAGAGCGGGTGCAAGTAACAATAATGTCAATATTGCTATTTACGGATTCCAAGCGGAACAAGGCTCTTATCCCACTTCATACATCCCCACCACCACAACTGCGGTGACAAGGGTGGCGGATGTTTGTAACGATTTAGATATAACTTCATTTTCAATTGGCAACTCTTATACTATTTTAATAGGTGCAGAATTAAATCCTTTAGAAAATAATAAAGTATTTTTTACGGGAAAAACAAGCGCAAATACAGAATCATTCACGTTAAGAAATGTCGTAGGTCAATTACGTTTATATAATACAATAGACTCGTCTTATCCTCTTACCTCATATTCAAGCAGTACAAATAAATGGGTTTTAAAAATTGACGGCACATCTTATAAAATATTTTATTATGGCGGCAGCGCAGCAAGCACATTTACAACGGCAAGGAATTTGGCTCACTTTAACTTTTACGGCTCTTTGACTGAATTAAAGATGCAAAATTTAATAATTTTTCCTTCAGCACTAACTGACGCAGAATGCATAGCACTAACTTTATAATTATGAAATGAAATCATTTTCAATTTGTTATAATACGAATTTATTCTTATATTTGAATAAAATATTTATGGAAAATTGGAAAGACATTAAAGGGTATGAAGGTT